GACTGCCATGTGGAAATTATTAAAGGTTTATCTGATTCTTTATCTTTGCCTTGATATATCCTATGGAGATATTCTTCCATGTTATCATTATTATAATCTGCAAAGTCTGAATATAACTGTTCAACCAAAGATGTGGTTGGAACAATAACAAGTCCTTTTAATTTTTGGTATTCCAATAATTGTCTAAAGATGAGATAAATGATGAGTGATTTTCCTGAAGCTGTAGGAGAGAGGAGTACAGCTCTTCGGTTTTGCATGGCGTGAATATAGGCAGAGAGTTGGTGTTCTCTAACTTCGATTGGTTCTCCGCGAGAATGTGGGTTAATTTGTGATATAAATTTTTTCGCATGGTATTCTGAATATTCGTCTTGAACAAAATCATGTGTGTAAGTGTATTCTCTCTCATCACAAAATTGTTCAATATAAGGAAGTAATCCAATATATAGATTATTGTTTCTTAAATCAAACAGCCTTATCTTTCCATCCCATATTTTATTACGATAGGCTGGAACAAAGGTATAACCAGGAACAAAGAAAGTAAAAAATTCTGATAACTCTTTAGCTGTATGTTTTTCACATTCAACTTTTAAATATACCTCATTTACTTTGGATATGATTAGATGTTCTTTATTGTCCACCGATAAACTTTTCCCATGATATAAAATCACGCAGTTGCCATGTTCGTTGCTTTAATTCATTCATGATGGATTCTATTACAGACACCGTTTCTTCATGATATACTTTCTTCTCAAGCAACTTAATTAGGTCCGCATCTGCTTCTAGATAGGTGGTGATATCAGATTTGAGTGTGAACTGAAATGGTTCCCATCCATATTCATTCAATTCTTCCTGAGACATTTTACCAGTATAATATTCCCATTTAATTTTTCTCATACGGAGATAATCAAAATGGGCCTTCTTTGAGGCTATCTTGTGCTTAGTAAGTATACTGAGGTATTTGTTGTGTAGTTTAGGTATCTTCAGCAGTTCTTTGCCAGGTTCTGTCTGGTCCATGTCTGCATCTGATTCCCAAAATTTTAATACTTGTTCTAAAGATTCCATAATATTTTCAATATTTTAACACCCAATTTACATTATAACACAACTTATGTTATTGTGCAAGTGTTATGTTAATTTATACCTGTACAAAGGTAAATTGTTCATAGACAAAGGTAACATCGGCTGTAATGATATCATCTGCCGACATTTTGGTATCAAACTGTAAGTCTGATAGAGATACAGGGAACATATTGGCAAACTGTACCCTAATGGTTGGATTGTTAAGGTTGTTTAATATAGTCAAAGTGGCATCGGACATTTGTTTAAAGCCTTGGCTCTTGTATGAGTTTTGTATTGCCGTTAATCTATTTCTTTCTTCAAAACCATCAGGAGATGCAAAAGAACGAAACCAATTATACATTTCTTGCCAAGTTAGTAATGCTTCATCCACAGTAAAGGTTACATTAAAATTATTGTAAGTTAATTTATTACCAGGCGAGAATACATCTATCGTTGGAAAACTGATTGGAGTCTGTCCTCCATTAACCCCTGGTATATTTACCGCTTGGCAGAAGTATTGTATATTAGGTATTCTATCAAACACCAAAAGAAACTTGGTGGGTTGTAGATAGTTGGTATTGGCGGGGGTTCTAGTTAGAACTGTCATTTATAAACTTTTTAAGGTCAATCATTTTTTCTTTTTCAATCATAGTAATTATATTACTTGTCAAATCAATTTCTTTTTGAATAAAAAACATTCTTAGCTTGAGTTCTTCCAATTGTTGGTTATAATACTCAAGTTCTTTTCTTTTTCTGGAACGTAAATCCAAAATTTCATCCAGAAGAATTATGTTTTTTTCTTCAGTCATATGATTATTTATGCTGAAAAAAAAGAGACCTCCGAAGAGGTCTCTATAAAATATCACTCTATGGTGATTTTATATTACATCAAGTTCTTGACACCAAACATACGATAGTAAACGTTGCTACGAGCATTTAGTTTACCGTTACCTGCAGTAATACCTTCTGCAAACGGGTTAGCAACCATGCCGTAACGAGTCTTAAATCCAATTTTTGGTTGGAATGTATACTGGTCAACTGCACGAACCATTTGTAATGGAACGTATGGGCAATAGAACAAACCAGCATCGTATGGTGAACTACCTTTGTAACCTACAGTTACCAACTCTTGATTGCTTGTGTAGCCACCAAAATATGGGTCAATGTAAACTTTGATACGACCGTGTAACATACCAGCAAATGTGTTACCTGTATCATCTACTTGTAAGTCAGCTTGAAGAGCAGGAGTATATTGCAATACACCAGCCATTGCCATTGCTGAAGCAACGTCAGAAGAAACGATAAGAACATTACCTTTACCTCTACGAGTCTGCTTGGCAATCACGTTAGCGTCACGTTCAATTTGGAAAATTAATCCTTTGAAACGCTCAACTGACCAACGACCGTTTGAGTCTGTATCTAAATCGAAATAACCTGTGTTAGTAACACCATATTGAGCACCTAATACAGCAGTTGCGTAGATGGTACGAATAACTTCACGGTTAATTTCAGCAAGAATTTCAGTAGACAGAATGTTTGATAATTCTGTTTCTGCATCAAGACCATGAATTGCTTTTAAGTCTTGTGCGAGTTCTAGTGAATACTCAGCTTTTAATGCACGGCTTTGTGCAGTAACAGTAACTTTCTCAATAGAGAATGCCATTTGAGCAAAAGCACCATTGCTGTCTGAACCAAGATACTCAGCAACAGCTGTTGATAGACCAACACCAGTTGTATAGGCATTAGCAGCTTCGTTAGCGATTGGGCTAACTGCTGTATCGTTTGCGTAAGTAGCACCTTTGAAACCAAATAATGTGTCTTGTGAACCACTACCAGAAATCATTGTGTTAGCTTCGTTGTAGAAAGCTTCTGGTGAAGTTGCACCTTGGTTGTTATAACGAGCACGCATTGCAAAAATCAAACCAGTAGGACCTGTCATTGGTTGTACACCAGCAACGTCATAAGCGATTAGATTTGGTAATGCACGGCGAACTAAACTAATCAAGATTGGGTCAAAGTTCTGAACACCACCTGTTACGTTTGTAGGACCGTAATCAGCTTCGTTCAAAGCTTGAGCATCTTGGCGCATAGCTTGTTGTTGATTTTCCAAAACAAGTGCTGTAACAGCTTTCTTGTATGGATCTTTAATGGCTTCAAGTTCTGGATGGTTCAGAACTGGATCCCATTTTTTTTGTAGTTCTTCTGTTAAATACATTTTGTTATTTCCTTTATAGGGGGTTAGTTTATTTCAGAGTTTGCGAAATTGTTTTCGCATATTGTTCAATCAAAGCGTCACCTTGGCCAGAAGGCTTTTTGGTTTCTTCTTCAAGTTGAACCTCATCATCCAAAGCAGAATTATCAGCAGCTTTTACTGGAGACTTAAAATATGATTCTTTTAAAGTTTCCATTTTACCATTGAATTCTTCCTCAGTAGTAAACTCAACACCCTCTGCGAGTGATTTCATTTTTTCTACTTGGGTCTGCGACAGGCCTTCACAAGCTGTGTAAATAGCCTCAATCTTTTTGTGTTCATTAAGTTCTTTTTTCATTTCAACTGAACGAGCAATTTGTTCATTTAAAGATTCTTCTAGTTCTTCAACTTTAGAAGTTAAACCTTCAACAACATCTACCTTATCTTCTGGAATGTCAATGTAGTGTTCTTCAAATAAACCTTTTAGACCAGTAATAAAATCTTCAACGATTTCGGCACGGAGACCTTTTTCAATTGCGATTTCGTTTTCTTTAATCCATTCTTCTACCATGTAGTTGAGGTAATCATCAACCTTAGCAGCTAAATCTTCTTTAATGGATTCTACAGCTTCTTCAAACTGTTCCATTAATTCTGCTTCAGCTTCTTCGATTACCATCTCTGCCCGAGCAATAACGGCAGCTTCAAAAATTGTAGTTGCTTTGGTAACAAATTCTTCAGAAAGATTTTCGTTGCCCAATAGAGCATCCAGATCTTCTTTCATTTTGTCTTTCATTTTTTCTTTCATGGCTTCTTTGCGCTCCATTTTGGCAGATTCGTGTTCTTCTTCTGAAACAATTTCTTCATCTTCTGTTTCAGTTTCTTCGTACTGTTGAACACCAACAGAACCTTTGTTTAAAGGCATTTGGTTTTTACCCATTTTACCTTCAGGCTGTTCTACAGAACCAGATTGACCAGGTTGTCCTTTGAGCTTCTTCATTGGCTCAGAACCTACAGGAGGTGTTGCGCCAGGTGCAGTTGCTGTTGGAGTACCTTTAGTTGCATCAGGTCCTGCATCAGTAGTTTTAGTTACATTACCACCGATATCACCTACTTCTTGTGTACCGTAAGCAACATCGCCGTTTAGTTTTGATGGTTTATCTTGGCCACTTTGTTTTCCTGAAACATTACCTGATAGGATGTCTTTAGCGGCTTCTGACAGATTGAATTTTCCCATTTTGAAAATCTCCTTGATTTATTATGGATATTTATAATTAAAGTTTTTTGACGAGCGATTCCCAAATGCGTAGACTTACTTTTTCTATGTCTTTCTGCGAAGCCTGACGAATCATTTGCTTTGCTTCAGTATATTGTTGTTCTGTCCAAACACCGTTTATCATCACCCACTCTTTGCCTTCCATGATACCTTGAACAAAGGCATTAGGTGCTGAAGGGTCTGCTACAATATCCGCCGCTGTGGCTAGATGGAAATCATCTTGAACGATATTAATACCGTTAACATTTTTAAGAGAACCCATACCTCTGGAAGACACACCGATTTGGGCGCCTCCTTCGATTAGACTCTTAACAATGTTACCCATAGGGGTGTCAAGAATTTTTGCTTTGCCTATCCAATCATTTCCTTCATTGCGTAGAGCTGTAGTTATCATACAAACTCTATCAAGATTTATTGATGGGGTGTCTGGATGACCCAGCTCACCAAAGGCACGATTTTTATTAACATATTGTTCTGTATATCTCTGAACTTCTCTAGCCATGGACTCTTTCATATACTTTCGTCCATTGCGATTGACCACTTCTGATTGTATGAATGGTCCTTCAATATACAAAGATTTCTTGCCGTCTTTTTCTTCAGCAAGATAACTTATTGTTTCTGTAACTTCTGTAATGAGCTTCATAACCCCATTCCTGTTCTTTTTCTTAAAGAAATACTACGTTTCCGTAATGATTGACTTAATTTACTACGGCGTTTTACTTTGGCACGCCTTGCAGCCATTTTGCGGTTACGTCTTTCTTGTGGCATCATTCTAGTTAATTTACCACCACGAATTGTGTAACCTGGTACTGCTGACTTCTTCACTCTACGTTGAACTTTACCTTTACGAATTCTAACTCTGACAAGTTTTGTTCTACCAGTTTTTATAACATTTGCAGCTTCATCTAAATCATCAGAAATTTCTAATTCTAATTCTTCTAGTTTTACTGCAATTAATTCCTCTATTCTATCTACTAGAGACTCTTTTGCCTCTATTAAATCACCACACAATATGGAATCAATAAAATCTTTCATTATGGTTTAAGTGAATAAGCACCATAATTAAACGCTGCAGGATCATTAAATTGGCCACGTTGATAGTATTCGTTTTGTTTACGCAACTCTATAACAATTGTATAAGAAGTATTTGCAACATAACCTCTTGTACGAATACCAATGTCACCATTGCAACTTGAAACACCTTCAGCACCTTTAGCTGCATTTGGAATTGTTACCCAATTACCGGCACCATCATATTCTGAATTGCCTGATAGTAACATTAAAGGTACAACTGGATCAGCATTCCAATATAATTCTAAATCGCCACCTGCACCGTTGTATGTATCATACCAAATACGATGAACTGCTAGACCGTAATATTCTAGTGCATCACCACCATCCGATAACAAACCAGGTATTGTATTGGCGTTCAATGCACCAGAAAGTGAATTGGCTGAAATACGATTTGGATTATCTTCTTGAGTTGCACTATCCCATCGGCCTGTTAATTTAATAACAGCGTGTTCTGTTGTATCTTTCAATACTTGGTATGTAAATTGATTTGACATTTTTATTCCTGTTTAATTATTCTTCTGTACTATAAGTACCGTTAGATATTTATGTATTTTCACCAGAAGAATCTTGTCGTTGTGCAATTAGGTTCTGTGCAATCTCTTGTTTCTTGGTGTCAATATGTGCCATCACTTTATCATGAATGGCAGAATATAATGCATCACGCATTTCTGCACCTTGGTCGTTTTGTGCGTAATCAATAATTTGTCTTGTTGTTTCCATATTATTCTCCTATCAAAATATTTATAATATCTGTTTCAATTTAGTAAAAACACCAGATGATTCTTTTTGTGGAACCTTTTCATTCTTTGCATCAACTTCACCTTGATGTGAAGCCAAAGTTGCAGCTTGTTGTGTTTGAATATCTCCGGCCATTTGTTGTTGGGCCACATCATTCATTACACCAACTGGTAATCCAAGGCCTTCTTCTTTTTCTTTATCAATTTCTTTTTGCATTTGTTTAATATCATCATCAGACAAACTAAAAACATTTTGTTGAATCCATTTCTGTGAAAAATAACGACCAGTATATGGATCAACTGAACTTAATAATTGTAACCGATTAGTCATCAATTCAGCTTCT